CTCTCGTGCGTCAGCATCGAGATGACCTTGGCTGCGTCTGGATCGGCTGGGTCGAGTTTGGCTTCTACGCGAAGGCCAGTCTCATCCTCAGTCAGGATCAGGCGACCGCTCTTCGTCGTAGCCAAGGCGCGCTGCTCATCGTGACCAAAGAGGAAGGCGATGATCTTCTGCCCTGCGGTTGCGCGTGAGAGTGAACGCCTAAACGCGCCAGGCGCAATGCGCTCCTCGAACGGCAGACCCTCTGATGGGCTGTTCCAGATCGATGCGTAGCCAGTCACGGTGCGCTGACCGTTTGCGTCAGCCTCACCAAGTCGGAACTCACCGATTGGCAGCGAGCGAACTTCCTTCTCTTTCATATCAATAATCTCCCTATCTTCTGCCGCGATAAGAGCATCTGCCCACGAGAGTACGCGATCAGTCGCTTGGCGGTCAGTTGTTTCCACACCCCAAAGGAAGCCAGCAACCGCTCCAGGGCCAGGGAACGAATCGTTATCTTCGTCCTCGTTCTGCGCTACGCCTTCCCAGTCGCCGCGATGACGGCGAATCCAGGCGGCCATACGCATCACCTTGTCCGAGTCTGCTCGACCTGCTGCAAGTTCTCGCGCATCAGTAATAGTCTCAGGCTGCAAGCCGTCGCCGCCGAGGCCGTCCTCTACAAACGACAAGCCTCTGGCTGCTGCATTGCGGATATAGTCTGGGACCTGATACACAGCACGGCCCTCAGCCGAGTTCTCTTCATCTTCTGCGCCGTGTTCAGCCTCAGCAGCGAGCAACTCTTGGGCGGTGTATGCCTTGATACCCATGCCCTCAGCATTGCTACGAGCCTCTGCTGAATCGTCAACGACATAGCCGATCTCGGCAAGGCCGTACTCCTCAACGATCTTTGCGTATTTGTATGCCTTGAATGCTTCAATCACATTCGGTCCAGGAGTCTCGCTGAAGTCGTTCAGATAGATCTCTTCATATGGCACGCCGTTCTCACGCAGCCAGTTCTCGGTCTCTGCAAGGCGGCTGATTGGACGGCCGCTGACGATAAAGATCCGCACGCCTTCGTCTTGTACATCAGTCTTGATGTAGTCGATTAGATCTTGGCGCGGAGTGTCGCCGCTCGTCGTCAGCGTATTGTCGATGTCGTAGATCTCAATCACGCGCTAGGCTCCTGACCTACGACACCAATGTTGAGCGGCTTCCAATGCTGGTCGCCACCGTCAATATCTGCAAGGTCTTCTAGCCTTCTGATCTCGTTGAGAGACCTGATGCCATTTTGCAATTGAATCTGATATGCGTCCATGCGCTCTTTGGTCGTAGGTCGGAGCAGGCCGTCCATCGTGAACTTGATAAAGGTCTGGTCTGCACCTGGAACGAGACGCTGCAAGCCAGCCTCCAGGCGTGCGACAAGTGGTCCGAGACCAAGGCGCAGCCACTCAATGCTGACGATCTCAACGCTGTTGTATGAGGTGTTTCCACCTGGATACTGGAGCAGGTGGAGCGGTACGCCCATTAGCCTGGCAATACTTTCTACTCCCCAGTGAAGGGTCTCCACCAACTGCATGTCGCTGATCTTCATTGACATCTGCTGGAAGTCTGCACCACCAGTCAGAACGGCGATTTGGTGCATGCGCTCGACGCCAGAATGACGGCGGCTGAAAGAGTTGCGCAGTGAGTCAGCCTGATCCTGTGTCAACTCTCCTGGGATGCGGATCACAGCAGATGGCGCGGCGCCCTGTTCGTAGAACTTTGCACTGTACAACTGAGTCGCGCTTGCAAGCCCTAGTGTGGTGCGGTGCTGCTCAACTGGCGAAGGTGCGCGCATCGCTGACCCAGTTGCAAAGAGTGGGATGTGCAGGATTGCGTCAGAGGTCAACTCGACACCGACATTGTCCTCACCAGTCACAGTGTAGATCGGTGCGCCGTCTACGGTCTTGATCGTTACGCGGTGCGGATCAAGTACGCGCATTTCAACAATGTCGCCGTTGCGACCCTTGATGAAAAGCACGAAACAATTTCCATCGATGAGGAGGCTGCTGACCATGCGATGCTTCAGGTCAAAGCCAGTGAAGTTAGGGTTTGCTGGCTGCGGCATCGTCAGCCACGATGGTGACGGTCGGTATGGTCGACGCGTACCGTCAATGCGAATGTAAGTGTCCCACGGAAGTGACGCGATTGTGTCGCTGTACAACTTTACGGCCGCGTAATACGCACCAATTGAGAGGGCAGTTTGCGAGTTAATTGAGACACCAGCGGAGGAAACCGTTGGCTGATTGTCAGTGATCCAAGTGCCGCCAACGGCACGCTGCTCACCAAGGATGCGGCGGAGGATGCTCACTTACGGTCTCCTAGCGTATAGCCGATAGCGGCAACAGCCGCACCTAGTGCGATGAACCCCAGTGGGAGAGAGAGTAGCGCGAGACCTGTAATCACAAGCGCCGCACCCACAACTTCAAGAAGGTTGCTAATCATAGGTTGATCCACTCCACTTTCGCTACAGACTTAGGTTCTACCTGCATAAACTTTACACCCTGGAACGAGACCACGGCAGAGACTGCAGCGTCTATGCGGTCTGGGGATGCCTTGTAGGCCTTAGTTAGCACCTGACCATAGCGAGTCAACCTGGTATGAACATTGCTGATATGGCGAGCCAAGAGCGGATTGCCGTCATGTCGCAGCCCTTCGCCCGTCGCCACTGCCGTGAAAAATCGGTCAACGGCTGGACCCATGCGCTCAATCGTAGCGGTAGGGAAGACTGCCACGCGCTTGCCGTACCTCCGCGTCCACTCCTCGATCTCAGATGACCATCCTGGTGGATCGCAGAAGAGCGTGGCATCGTAGGTCTGCATTACCTGATCAACAAACGCGTCGACCTCGCCGCGCGGCACGGTCCAATCTGGGTCTCGGTTGGTGTCGGATTTCTCCCACGCCTTGATCAGGAAGATATGACCATCCATTGTGGTAGCAGTCAACACAGAGGCATCCCTCGCATAGGAGCCGTCGAAGCCAACGCTAAGTCGCTCGCCTGGGATCAGCACTCGCTCACGATCTGCCAGTTTCATCCAGGCCTCTGCGCCAATCCAGCGGTCTGGCGGCTGCACAAAACGGTTGAGGTGATAGCGCTGCCACTCGTGCATTGGCACCTCATTGGCTCGTGCCAACAGTCTGTCAATGTCGACAAATGCAGGAGCGCTAGGGTTCGCCTGCTCTAGTGCCGCCCTTCGGCCAGTGTCGGTCTCAAGATCGTGGCTGTCAGCAGCCGCCCACCACTCGACTAGGAAGGAAGGATCACTCACCTCGCCAGACGAGATGCGCTTGGCGTAGGTCAGCATCCTACCGAGCAGGGTGTTCTCGTCTGAGCCTGCCGTTGAGATGTTCAGTTCGAGCGCCTCTGCGCGCTTGGCAAGAGAGTTGGAGAGCACGAGATGCACCCGCTCTTTATTGCCTGTCCACTCATGCAACTCGTCAGCGATAAAGCAAGTTGGTCGACCACCGTCGTTAGTGCCTGCAGCAGCAGCCACGCGGTACATACGGCCTGGACGATCCTTAATGAGGATCTCGGTGTCATAGACCTCAAACAGTTTGGCGAGTGGACCCTGCGTCAGCATGATGCGAGCAGTGCCAAACAAAAGATCCGCCTGCTCGAAGGAAGCCGCCGCGATAGGAATATTTGGAGAGCGTGGGGCCTTAGGTCCTCCGAGTTCAGCCAAGGCGATAGCAGCCAGCAACTCGGTCTTGCCGTTGCCCTTAGGCGTACCGAGCAAGGCGCGTTTTACTGTGCGCTTGTTGGTTGTGGGGTCGTACTCGTAGATGCGCCAGATGTAGGCACGCTGCCACGGCTCTAGCCTGAACGGCTCTCCAAACTTGTCTCCCTCACCGTGAACCAAGTTGGTCTCAATCCAACGGCAGACCAAGCCGCCCCAAGAGGGTGGCGGTGGGCTGCTAATCGGCGATGAGTAGAGCGGCCTCTTCGCTGGTGTCTTGACCTGCGTCGACATAGCGTGGGTCGGATTCGACTTGTGATTCTGCAATGGCTGCGTTTGTGATTCTGGCATTGAGTTCCTCCAGGCTGCGTGCTGCCTCACCATACACGATGCCGAGCGTCAGCCCTGCCTTGGGGTGCAAACCAAAGCGATCCTCCAACTGGCGGATCTCTGCATCAATGGAGGTGCGCTGTCGATACATAGGATTAAGGATCTTCTGACCCTGAGAGCCTGAGATCATTGGCTCCTCGCGTAGGTAGATGTCCATGCGCTCGCGCTCGTCGTACATTGAGAACAGCCGCTCAAGTGCTGGCATTTGTGCTGGCTGTACAACCTGGGCAAAGGGTGAGCGCCAGAAGATCTCCCACGAGTTGACCCATCGCTCAGTAAGGTGGGCAGGAGCGGCAGGGATGGCCGAAAGGTCAATGGCAATCTGGGGCAGCACGCCAAGATCTTTGGTCGATCTGTTCTGCCTTTTGTCGATTGGCTTTTTGGCGCTCATCTAAAAAAACTCCTGACTGTCTGTACAACCCACACCGTACAAGAGATACGCGAACAG